ACTATCCAAGGATGATCTGATCCGTATCTTGACTGAAATCAAGTACAGCTATATCAGTCAATACAACTGGTTGTTTGAACAAGATTCAGTGGAACTCAACTTCACGCCTGCCAGTCTGGAACTGATTGCTGAACGCACCATAAAAAACAAAACAGGCGCACGTGGCCTGCACAGTGAACTAGAGCGTGTGCTGTTGCCACACATGTTTCATCTTGCACAGTATCGCAAACAAGGCATCACTGTGGTGGATATCGACACGGATCAAGTGCTGGATCCTGTGGAGCTCCAGGTTGTAAACCGCTGACGTGTACATTGAATTTACCCTGCCACAGGGTGCCAGCGGACTAGCTGCACAACTTGCCAATGCTGCAATATCAAAAGCCTTGATAGATTGGGCAGAAAAATACAACATTGTCTACGTTAAGAAAAATATCAAATACGCTGTGCGTGTGACTTTTGAAGATGAACGTCTTTATAGCCACTTTGCACTGACCTGGAATCCAAAGCAAAATCATCAGCTCAAATTTCGCCTGATTGAGCCAATGAAAACTAGACAAGACTAGAGATTTCCTGTATAAATACACTTGTAGATGCCCATGGTGGGGTCTACACTAGTCATCTTGCTTAATAGGAGAAAAACATGACAAAAACACTTACCCTTCGTTCCCTCGACATTCCATCAATTCACAAATTTGGCATCGGCTTTGATTCCATGTTTGACGAGTTGCAGCGAATTCATTCACAACAGTCCAGCAACAACTATCCTCCATACAACGTGGTCCAAATCACTGAGGACGAGTACATGATCAGCCTGGCTGTGGCTGGCTTTGGACTTGACAATCTTTCAATAACCAAGGAAAAAAACTTCCTGATCATTGAAGGCAAAGAGTATCAAGCTGACAGTGAACAGGTTGTGCCCAACTATCTACACAAAGGTATCAGCAACAGAGACTTCCGCAGAGAATTCAAACTTGCTGACCACGTGGAAATAGAAAATGCACATCTTGAATTGGGCATTCTCAACATTCATCTAAAACGTGAAATCCCTGAAGAACAAAAGCCCAAATCAATTGCTATTACCTACAAATCGTAATACAATAAACTAGTGTAAATACAGTAGCGGGACAGTCCCGCTACTGCCAACAAGGAAAATCATGCCTCAATCAGATACCCGCACCAAAATCAAGCCCCTAGAACAAGTAAAAGAACCTCCGCTGTTTCGAGTGGTATATCTCAACGACAACCAAACCTCCATGGAGTTTGTGGTAGAAACCTTGATTGACTATTTCAACTACACTGCGGAAACTGCCGAGCAGATCACAGTGGACATTCACGAAACTGGCGCTGCTATTGTGGCTGTGTTGCCCTATGAACTGGCCGAACAAAAAGGTGTGGAAGTTACCATGCTGGCTCGGGCACAAAGCTATCCTTTGCAGATCAAACTGGAACCAGAAGCCGCAATCTAAAAGTCAATCACAATTCGTTTGGGATGATAAACATATTGACTGTAGGGTGTGTCACCGCGTCCACGACAGTTGTTGACAAATCTTACCCCGCTGCGAGTTTGATCCACTGATCCGTGATAGTGTCCAAAACACCAGGTATGTATTTTGTGTTCGGTATCTGCTGCCAGCGCCTGCATCATGAGTCGATTGCCCATGACATTCATTCTCATTGATCCGTCAAGATCAATATCATGTGCAATCAGTGCAGGATCAGGCACAGTGTGAGTGACCACTACAATTTTTTTGACATCTCTATGGGTTTGCAAACGTTTGACACTGGTGGCCATGTAAGCAGCATCAGTGTTGCTGAGTCGAGCAATGGTCTTGGTAACTTCTCTGGTTTGATTGTATTTTTCTTGACACCATAATGCACTTTGTTCAGCGTCGATACCCAGATCAAAATCAAAGCCCCACCAGCCGTTTGTGCCCAGAATCCCAACGCCGTCTACCACAACCACGTTGTCTTGCAGATATACCACATTGGGTATACGTTCAACCTGTGACACAAATTCTCTGTAGCTGGCCCCCAGATTGTCCAGTCCCAGGCAATGTTCGTCGTTGCCGTCAACATAAAACACAGCTTGATAGCACTGTCCCAGGTGAGCCAGAGCTCTCAGTACCAGGGTACGGTCTTTACCAATGTCACCGGCCACAACGCACACAGGACTGGTGGCGCGGCCAGTCCAGTCAAACTCTCCCCAGGTTTCTATATGTAAGTCAGAAATCAAATCAAATGCAAATGTCATCATACATATTTAAAAGGATTTAACATGCACATTATATTTGGCAGCACCATCGAAGAAATACCCAATAGCTTTACTATACTGGAACTAGACACATTCCGTATGGTCAAAGAAAATCGCACTGACACTGCGTATTGTGTGGTTGAGAAAGTACCACTGACTGAATTTACCACCCTGGATGCGTACAAAAAGATACATGCTGATCTTGTACGGTACTACAAACAACGACAGTGGGAATATTGTGAAAACGCCATTGAAGGCCTTATGGGTCGCTGGAACGGCGAACTAGATACGTTCTACAGTGACCTATTGGCTCGAGTTATCAAGTTCAAAGAAAACGAACCTCCAGCAGACTGGGACGGAATTTTACTTAGAATCTAAATAACTCAACACATGATCAATTTCTTCCTGCGACCGACCATTGACAATTCCAGTAGCACGATTTAGTTCTCTCACATTATGCCAGAGTTTTCCAGTGCAATTCTGATTCATTGTGTCTATGGCATGATTCATGTTGTCAACATATTCTTGTACCACACTGGTCTGCCACTCAGCTGAGAAAAACTTCTGCTGATTTCTGTCAGCAATCTTGTGCAGTTGATTCCATAGCACAATTTTATCCGCTGGCTTCATGGCAGCAATCCTGCTCATTTCCCGGACCACAGCGGTCAATCTAGCCACAGGATCTGTTTCAAGATCATAGGATTCGTCAATGTGGTCACCAAATGTTTCAAATCCGTAGCTGCGCAGGTATTCCAAGCTGCCAGCTGTGGCAACCAACATAAAGGGTTTGCCGCAGGCAATGGGACGCAGAGCTTTTTCTGTGAGATGCCAGCGAGAATCGTCAAACAAGGTTTCCAACACAATTTCCATGCCGGTCTGTGCATAGTCCTGGTTGTTGTAATCAGCACTGGCCTGGGAATCATGTGTGTTTGGTGGCAACACAGTTTCCAAGTCAGTTCTAGTGATTGCCAAATCAGGATTGGCAAACCGGTGTTGACTATAGTGCAGGTCTGAATCCACAGGTGCAAAACTGGTGCGGCAATTTTTTGTCAACCCTGCTCGAATCAGTCTATCAACAAAAGCCAATCTGTATTCTCTAGTGCCCGACCAGGCACGATTGTATATTAAAAAATCTTGTGTAAACGTGTTTGAGTCATATTGTAATACAGGATCATGTTCAGCATATCTAAACCAATCGGCAGCAATCACAGCATGACTCCAGTAGTACACAGGCAAAAAGCCATGCTGAAAATAGGTCTCAATTTCTTTGCTATTTTTTTCTGAATGTACTAGCAAAATATAATCGTATATGTTCACTGGCATTACCCTGGCTCTAAGATGTAAACTGGTATGAAAACTAACTTGTGATGGATCATGATATGAAGGATGCTGCTTGATTGGATGAGTGTCTATATACTGATGCCAGGCCTGCTCAAAATCATCCTGAGTCCATAAATTAAAATTCAAAGGCTCTTGATCATGAAAAATTGCTTGAGGAGTAGTCATGCCTTTGGTCCAGAGCAGGCCCGGCAGCAATCGAACTAGATTCTCAAGTTTTTTTGAGCCATGCGGCCAAAAGCGATAAATTGTTATATCATGATTGACAATGTCGTGTAAAAAGTTGTATAATCTATCTAAAGGAACTGACATATATGAAGAATATTGGATTTATCGGAATTGGCAAATTGGGTCTAGAATGTGCAGAAGTCTTTGCTGAGCAGCACACAGTACGGGGATATGATATTTACCCGCGAACCAGCGACTCAGTTAAAGTTTGTGACATTGACGAACTTGTGAATCAAAGCGAGTGGATCTTTATTGCTGTGCCAACTCCGCACCAGATAGGTTACGATGGATCTGTTCCCAGCAGCCACATGGAACCCAAAGACTTTGGCCACGATGCTGTGATTGACGCTATCAAGAACATAAACCGATATGCAACATCACCTAAAAAAGTTGTGTTGATCAGCACAGTGTTGCCTGGAACCACCCGCCGCAAGTTCTTTCCGCTGCTGGATTCACAGCATCAGTTCTTGTACAATCCTTATCTGATTGCCATGGGTAGTGTGAAGTGGGACATGGTCAATCCAGAGATGGTCATGATTGGCACCGACGACGGTAACCCCAATGCCCTGGCTGCTGAGCTGATTGACCTGTACAAAACTATCATGCAGAACAATCCTCGCTACGAAATTGGCACCTGGGACGAGTGCGAAGCTATCAAGATCTTCTACAACACATTTATTTCGGCCAAGGTAGGCTTGGTCAATATGATCCAGGACTTTGCCCTGCGTATTGGACACATCAATGTTGACGTGGTCACTGATGCCCTGGCTCGTAGCACCATGCGTATCATGGGGCCCAAGTACATGACAGCAGGCATGGGTGATGCAGGCGCTTGCCATCCACGTGACAACATTGCTCTGCGTTGGTTGGCCCAAGAATACGACATTGGCTACGACTTGTTTGACACAGTGATGCATGCTAGAGAGATCCAAGCAAAGAATCTTGCTCAGTTCTTGTTTGACACTGCCACTCAGGATGGAAAGGCTTTTGGTCTTTTGCCCATTGTGATTCACGGCAAAGCCTACAAGCCCGACGTGCCCTACTGCATTGGCAGCTACAGCACCTTGGTTGGACACTATCTAAAACAGCTGGGAGTACTAGTCAAGTATGTTGATCCCTTGGCCGACGATCCTGCTGATGTAGTGGCCACGGTTGATCATCCTGCGGTATTTTTGTGGGCACACAATCGCAAAATCACCTACGAATACACTGGTGATCAACAGGATACCTTGCCCTACTGCCAAATACAGCCAGGCAGCATCATTGTTGATCCCTGGCGAAAACTGTCCAGTACTCCTGATGTCAAGGTAGTACACTATGGCAACACAAGACCTGTTTAAATATCATCTCCCTGTATTCTGGGACGATGAGTTCAAGGGTCTAGACTATGTCAACGAAGAATTCAATGACCCTGCAAATCTTAAACAGTGGACAGCCCTGGGATATGCCAACCGGTTCACCGGGGACATGTGTGACATGCGTAGACCACAGCCCAGTTGGAATTACCAATTCATAAAGATTTTCCAGGAGATGGGCTGGAAAGATATTGGCACCAGCTATTACAGAATGGGCACTGGCACCATCCTGCCCACACACAGTGATCTATACCTGCGTTACGTAGACATTTTCAAACTGCAAGGACAAGAGCACAAGATACGCAGAGCCATTGTGTTTTTGGAAGACTGGCGACCAGGGCACTATTTTGAAGGCAATGGCCACCCAACAGTAAATTGGCATGCTGGGGATGTGATAGAATGGCAGTATGATGCGCCGCACATGGCCGCCAATCTTGGCCTAGACCCTAGATACACACTGCAAATCACAGGACACGTATGATCAATTCCTACAACGAATGGGGCCGCCTTAAACGAGTAGTAGTAGGCGATGCTAGTCACGCCAATTGGCCCAGGCACGATCCTGTATTCAGTGCCGAAGCCAAACACACCTTGTGGAAAGAAACTCCACTGCCCTGTGGTCCTGTGCCGCAATGGATCATAGACGAAGCCAATCAAGATCTGCAAACGCTGGCAGACACACTCACAGCACACGGCGTAGAAGTACTACGACCAGATCCACTGAACTTTCAGGTTCACGATGGCCTGTACAACTACTGCCCCAGGGATAGACTAATTGTGCATGGATCAACCATAATCAATCCTGCCATGATGTATCCCTGCAGAGACATGGAACTACAGTGCTATCATGACATTGTGGACGAAGCCGAACACTATTACTTTATGCCTCGCAACGAAGGCCTGGTCTTGGATGCTGCCAATGTGCTGCGGCTGGGTCCAGACCGGATGTTGTTTCTGGAATCGGCATCGGGCAATCGAGCAGCCTATGACTGGTTGTGCAGAATCTTGCCTGATGTGGAAATTGAACTGTGCAACTTCTATGCTGGCGTGCATATTGATTCAACCATTGTGGCCTTGAACAAGGACACATTTGTTGTCAACGGCAGTCGTGTGACTGCTGATACCATGCCCCGGACGTTGCAGGGCAAAACAATCATCATGATCAATGACGTGGTAGCACAAGGATTTCATGAATACCCATATGCCTCAAAATGGATTGCACTCAACATGCTGAGTATTGATCCCCGAACGGTCATTGTTGATGCGGCACAAGAGTCAATGATCCACGTGCTAGAGGCCCTGAATTTTACCGTTGTTCCCCTGACCTTGCGTCACAGCAGAACTCTGGGCGGCGGTTTTCACTGTGTGACTCTGGACCTAGAACGCGGTTGACAATTATTGGTGCATATTGTATAATATGCTTATATGACTACACCCCAAATTGGTTTTTGT